TTAAGCGTGTAGCCATGTTACCAAAGAATGGATGACGCAATAGTAAACCCACTCGGGCTACAATAATTTTATCAATAATTGGATCTGTATGTGACATGTTTGTTCCTAAGTTCTTACTATGTATATAGTATAACACCACCCGAAGGTGGTGTCAAACAGTATTAAACCAATTTATTTAGAATCTTTGTCAGTTGCGGCGCTAATGTACTTACCAAACTTAGCGTGGAAGTTGTCAAAACATTTAATCTCATCTGGATCTAACGGCAATTTGTATGTGCTCAATGCCAATTTAGTACCCATAATAACCAATTCTGTTTCAAAGTTGTTCATCATAAATTCGAAGAAATTATTAACTTGCTCGTTCCAATTCTTAGCTTTCTTATCGCAAGAATCTTTCAACTCGTAGCACAGGGACACAGTTAACGAGTACATTGCAGAAATTTCTTTAGATTTCATTTCTTTAACTTTGCCATTCAAAATGTCTGTAGGATTAGGCATTTTGCTGGCGTGTTTACGGTGCGCCATAAATTTAATAGCAAGGCCTTCACCAACGGAACCTGACACCAAATCAGTTAATGTTTCGTTATCACAGTCGTCGTCGTGCAACAATTCGCTAACAAAGGACCAGCTGCGTGGTGTAGCAAAGGCACGGCTACTGGATTTTGGATCAAAGTCGTACAAGTCCTTTTTGGAGAAACTCAAGAAGCCAACCACATCCTTGTGAACTTTGTTTTCAGCAGCCCACTCAAAATAGTCATCCCAATTAACTAACATTTCCAAGTGAACAAAACGATTAGCCAACGGCGCTGGCATACGGAATGTAACACCTTTGTCAGTTTCTCGGTTGCCTGCTGCAACAATTACAACATTGTCGGGCAAAGTGTATGCACCAACTTTACGATTAAGCACCAATTGATATGCAGCTGCTTGAACGCTGGGTGCTGCACTGTTCATTTCATCCAGGAACAAGATAATGTGTTTGTGCTTTTTAGCCATTTCTTGGCTGGGCAGTTCGCTGGGCGGAGCCCACACCATTGTGTTGGAGTTTGAATCAAAATACGGAATACCTTTAATATCAGTAGGCTCCCACAGACTCAAACGTACATCAATCACGTGAGCTTCAATCTCAACGCCAAGTTGTTTGATAATGTCAGACTTACCAATGCCGGGAGGACCCCATAGAAAGATTGGACGCTTGTTTTTAAAAGCCTTACGGAGAGACTTTTTGGCGCCGCTTGGGCCCACTGTACGGCCTGAAATATCTGTTGCCATTTTATTTCCTATCTTAGTTAAAAAAATTGTTACGAATAACGTTGTGTATGTATGTATTATAGCGTCGATACACAATCACGTCAACAAATTTTTTAACTATTTAGGCATTTTTGGCTAAATCTTTTTCGCGCTCGTTCATGGCTTTGATAAGTCCAAATTTTCTAATGTCGTCCGAAAACAACATCAGCTCAAAACTCTTGCGTTCAGAAAATACAGTAATTGACATGTTGGTAAGATAATATGGGCAATCCACGTATCTTTCCAAAAATATGATTGTTTGGGGACTTAATTCAATTGGTTCAGTAAATGGAATTTCGTATTCTCTCAAATCCAATTCTTTTATCAAAAATTCGTAACCTTCATCACTTAATCGAAATGCACTGTCTTTACCAACCCGTGTGCTTTGCCACCACTTGCGTGAAAATAACTGTACATTTGCATCATCTATACTTTTGCCCCATTGTTGTAAAAATATCTTAGTCAGAGCAGTTCTGCTGATCATTTTAGAATAGCACCCTGTGTGAGTTTGACCACTTGAAAATCTTCGCAACCAAATGTGAGATTCAATTTTTTAGCCAAATTAATAGCATGTCCAGGATTACTAAAGCTGACTTTCTTGTATTTTGGCCCAGGATAGCTGGTGAGACTATTGAAGCTCTTTAAATTAAAAGGCTCGTTTTTGTAGAACACAGCCCAAATTGCTTCAGCTTCTAAAATCTGTTCTGCTTTATAATTTTTCTTACTGATATATTCCAGTAAGATTTTTGGCTTGGGTCTTGACATATGCGTATCCTGGTAATGTACGCATATATTTATGCTATTAGTTCTTGAAATCCCCACCGTCCAACTGTATGGACACAACTTCGGTATCAGCACTTTCTTTGAGTTTGATGTAGAGACTTTCGTAATCTTGTATCAGTTTGTCTTGTATCTCAGACAGTGCCAAACTAAGCAATCGCGCCTGTTGCAGAGGTAATTTTACCTCTTTGCTTTGACTCAATTCGGCGGCTCTTACTGATTGTATAAACTGTGTTATGGGTGTGAGATTAATCTGATTTTGCATTTGAAAACACCTGTTTCATCTCTAACTCAGTTTTAAACGGACCCTTGTATGGGTTGCGTTCTAGAGTGATAAGTTTAGGACAAAATGATTTGACCCATCCTTTGTTAAATTGAATTGTGTAGTAACCTGCACAATACAAACTCTTACTCTGTGAGCTTTTTGTAAACAATGGTAACTTGTTTCTAACATCGTACATGCTGTTGTATGGTTTAACGCTGGTGGGGAAACCATGGCATTCTTGCGGTTCTGCTGGGGTAACTTTTACTTTGGTATTGTTTAAAAAGAAAGTCTCACCAAATTGCTTGGTAAGGTCTTGTTTCTTATTAAAAGTAACTTCTCCGTTGGTGCTGCTGAGAATAAACTTGTTGTTTTCTTTCTTGTGTAGTGTTGCAACCTTAGTGCCATCTTGCTCTACGATCCAAAACTTACCATCCACAATGGGCTTGGCGTGTATAACTGTCATATTTTTCTCCTTATGTACTCAGCCCCGAAGGCGCTGGAGTAATGTATGTATTTATCTCTTGTTTTTGAGGATATCTTGCTTGGAAAGGCTCAGCATAAGATTGAATATTATCTGCAATTTTTTTCATATCCCATGCATTGCAGAATTTAAGCATGCGAATACCCACTTGATCCACAGATTTAGTAACAGCATTGGCCTTCACAGTTTCCATAATCTTTTCTTTAATCTCAGCAGGTTGTGCTGTGAGATCGCATAGTTGTATGTTACGTTGGTAATCTTCCAGCACACGATGTTCTGCACCGTGGTGGTCAACCCATCTCTGCAGCATGAGATTGTTCCACGCAAATCCTTTGCTTTTACGATCTTCGAACGCTTCAGTCAGACCCACTTTGTTTTTACTACCTTTAGTACGTACTCCGGGATAAGCGGAGAACACATTGTCACTGGTATCACCACGCATACATTTCTCAAACAGCATCCATTCTGGATCTTGCGCGGCTTTGGGTTCGCCAGTCTTTTTGTCTTTAACAGGTTTGCCTTTTGCGTCAAATGTGCCTTGGTGTGTGATATGTAAATCGCCCACACCATTATACTGACTCACATTGCTACTGATAAGTTGTGCAAAGTCGCCGTCTGTACTGATGATCACGTGTTTTGCATCTGGATGTGCTTGCACCCAACCTGCAATTAAATCGTCTGCTTCTAATTCTGCATGACGCATCACTGTGCAATTGGTCTTGTCCACAATAAAATTCTTAAACTCGTCAAATGCTTCCCAGAACAATTTGTCTTCATCCTGTTCACGTTGTGTCATTGCTGCACGAGTTTCTTGTCTGTTGGCTTTGTAAGGCTTGTAAAAGTCTTTGCGCCATGATCTGCCCTCGAGGCAGAACACCACATGAGTACCGCCAAAGTCATGCCATGCTTTTTTAATACTGTTAAAGGTGATGTGAAAAGCCATGCCAAGTTTAATTTCAGCTGCGCCTTGCACCACGTGCCTAGCACGAAAAAACGTGTTAGCAGTATCAACAATAATATATGTCATTCAACTTCCGATCTGCCACCTGGCAACTTCCTTACATTGATATAACCAGCACTTGTACGTCCTGGGTCTTGGCCAGCTTCGGCAATCATGTTGCCTGCAAGATCTCTGAACCACCGGTCCACAATTTCTTCATCAGGGTCACCCTCATAACCATAACCAGCTTGTTTCAATTGTACTACAAAATAGTCATTCCAGTCAAGCTCAAAAAAGCCATTGCGTATATTTTCTTTGTTCACATGTGTATCTAACACAGCAACCCACGGTTCGTTTCGAGAAGTAGCTCGTTCCTTTGGAGTCAACTTGGCCAGTGTTTCGGCTGCTTGTGCTTTTTTAGTTTCTTCTTGAGCTTTTGATAATGCCTCGTTAGCTTGAGCTTTCTCCAATTCTAATTTTTCAATACCAAACAACTTTTTAACAAATTTACCAATCATTTCTTTTTCCTTGAAATTATATACCGTGCAAATATACACACTATGATAATGCATGCTAGTACTGTACAGGTATAATAAAATATCATCAAGTGCCCCACTCATTTTTAAATAGCGGAACTTGCAAACGGTCACTGTAACGCCAGCCACGCTTCATAGCTGCCAGTGCCACATTCTTGGCATTTAATGCATAAACACTTTCTACACCTCCCACTGGCATCAAGTATACATGGCCTTCAAAGCCCGCACTACGAAATGCGCCTACTGCACATTCAGCATCTGCAATATCTTCTTCCGTTGCTACTACAAATTTCAAATATGCAGTACCCACTTGTTCGTATTCACAAACTACTTCTGGAAGAATAGCTTCTTCCCATTTTTCGCCACTTGCTGGTAGTTTGGCACTTACTGAGAATGTAAGTTCTCTGCCCACTACACTATTCCACTTTCTCAAATATTCTTTAAACTCTGGTGTAAGACGTTGAGTACCATTTGTTTCAAATGTAATCTCTTTTAGACCACGCATCTTAGCATTGTTAATCAAATCTGGATAAGCACGTTGCCAACCCAGCAGGGGCTCACCACCTGTGATAACCAAGTGTTCATATTCCCAATGATCTTGCGGAAGAATTTCCATAATGCGATCTGCAATTGCTTCGCTGGTCAACATTGGACTTAGATCTTTAAAACGTGGATCCCAACTGGCATAACTATCACACCCTGTACTCACCAATGGTAAGTCTTGGTATTTGAAAAACTTTTTAATATCAGCCGCAATGAAATCACGTTCTTTGCTTTGCTCACCACGAGGCATACCAAACCCGTCACATGTAAAGTTACAACCAAATGTACGCAAGAAAACAGACGGTACACCCATGTAACGTCCTTCACCTTGAATACTGTAAAATAACTCTGCTATTTTAATTTTGCTCATTGCTTTTCCTAAATTCTTCTACATCGCTGATTGCTAATTGTAACACATTTGCATAATTAAGAGCTTGTTGTTTGGTTAAATGCACCGTCGATTCAGTATCAACATAACCTTTAGTCAACAGCGTCCAAATATGATACCAGCGTGTCTTCGACCAGTAGTTTGTTTTACCTGTAGTATAAATGGTTACTTGAATATCGCAGTCATCTGCTTCTACCCACATGTTATGATTGTGATTTTCATCACCGCAATTACAAGCAATTCGGTAGACTTTTGAGTCTCCCCAATCGTTTGTTTTCATTATGCCTTCTGCTGGAATTTGATACTTCATTCTATATCCTCCTCAAACCATTCGTCAACCATAGATTCTGCTTCTTGTTGTGTAAGTGCTGGAACAAAAATTCTAGCAGGCTCTCCTTGAGTGTGTTGAATATTGTATCGTACAACACCTCCAGGGATATGATTAAATTCTCGTTGTACTACAAACTCTTTTAAGTTCTTAGCACGTTCAATTAATTGATCTGTTAAGTCTTTGGCTGTGGTCATCTTGGGGCAAAGTCCTGTTGTAGTTTAATGTTGTCAAAGAATTCTTTCTTTGTGCCTGCGTCAGTTGTGAATGCACCTTTGAGTACAGTGGTCTGTGTTAAACTACTGTGCGCCATAATTCCTCTATTTTCGCAACACCCGTGAATTGCTTGTATGTATACTCCTACATTCTCACTATCTGTTGCTTTCATTATTTCTCTTGCAATGTCGTTACACAGCTCTTCTTGTAGTGTACCACGACGAGCACACCACTGTGCTATTCTGGTATACTTTGAGAGACCAATAAGTTTATTAGCGGCAATGATACCGATGTAGGCAACCCCAGACACAGGCTGGTGATGATGAGAACACATACTTCGTAGCTCACTACGTACCACAAGCATACCTTCGTAACGGTCGGCGCTGTCATTTGGAAAAGCTGTTGCATCTGGTGCTGGTTCATATCTTCCTTCCATGATTTCATTGAAGTACATCTTGGCAAGTCGTCTTGCAGTACCTTTTGAGTTGGGATCGTTTTCTCTATCAATCAGCAGTGCATCCAACACACCTTCAAATGCAGTGGTTGCTTCGTTGATCAAATGCTCTTTGTCAGTTTCGTGAAGATAGTCACTGATGTTGTCACCGGCCCAGAAACGTTTGTTATCACGTTTCATTCTG